ATTATCACCACCACTAATAGCACCTTCTGCAGTTTGAGCAGCCAATCCAAATAGTTGTTCTCTTAATGATTCGTTTTCTTGTAATAATGCCTCAACTCTAGCAGTTAAAGATACTCTAGCTATTGCCTCATTAATTGAATTTTGTATTGCGTTTTGTAAATCAATTGTTGTTTCACCAATTTGTGTATTTGCTATTTCACTTTGTTGATTTGCTATATTTGCTTTTAATTGTTCGTTTTCTAATTCAATTCTAAGCTGTTCTATAATACTTTGCAATTCTGCTATTGTTGCATCTCTCTCACCAATTGTAACATTTAACCTTTCCAACAAAGCGTTTAATTCATCTATTCTCTTTAATGCATCTTCATAAATTGAACGGAGAACCATTGGTAGACCAATGGGTGCCTCATTTGGTAGAAGTTCAAATATAGTAGTATCAACTGATTTCTTTAATTCTTTTGTATTATATTTAGGTCTTGTTAATTTACCAGCAATAATACCATCAGTTAAATCAGATTCTTTAAATAAACGGACACCGATACCATTTGTTTGCGGTAAGGCATCCGAACCACTTACAAATATCTTAGCAACTTGTGCCTCATTTTTTAATCCACTATTCTTCATTTGTTATTATGAAATTAAACTAAATGTATAATCGTTATCAAAGAAATAATCAACTCCACCAATAGTAATCTTAAATTCTATATTGTACACCCTATCAACTTCCCAATTAGATAAATTCAGATTGAAATAGTTACCATCAGTATCACAACTTAATTTTGTGTAATTACTAAATGGAATAATTGTCTCACCTGAATGATAATCACATATTTGGTAATATGATGTTGTTGGTAAAAATTTAGTTATACCATATTGTGCCGTAGATGAGAATGTTTTTGTAGGATATAAATCTCTACCAACTACTCTCAACTTAGGTGTTGTATTTACTTTGTAATGTTTTTTAAAGTTTCTAATTCCAACTTTTATTTCTTCGGATGTTAGTTCAGTTAATGAACCAGTTGAAAATGATACATCATTCCACCCTATTCTAACTTTTGGTTGATGTATTGTATTTGTTTCTTTACTAAAGAATTTTAAGATACCATAATCGTTTGTATCTTCTTCGGATGAATTTTCGTGCTTTACTATCAATCCTTCGTTTTGAATCGAACCACTTAACCAACTTTGGAAAATTGTAGTTATATCAGTATCAATATCTTCAGTCCTATATGTAAATGATTTAGAACTACTAAGATTAGAATGCCATACTCCACCTCTACCAGCAAAAGAACCAGTTGTGTTAGTAGCAAATACAATATTACCACCTACTACGTTGTTTACCCATCTAAGTGATGAATCACCTTCTCTATAATTCCAAGTTACTCCAGCAGTTTCTATATTATCAAATCTAGTACCTTTACCCATTTCCCAACTTTGAGAAACTGGATATATGTTAATATTAAATTCTAATGGTACTTCTTCTGATTCAGTTTCTTTCAATATAAGTTTGGCTTCTTCAAACCCAACACTACCATTAGATAGTGATGATGAGAACCCATTAGTTTCAAATTTAAGAAGTGCTCTTGATACATCTTTAACTCCACCATAGTAAACCTTACTTACCTCCAATACCTCATCTAAACCAGCGTTTTGGTCAGGTTGTTGTAGGTAAACCGATGCATCCTTTGATGCTGTTAGAAAATAGTATGCCATTATTTTGCTCTTCCTTTTATGTCCGAATCTGGATATTTAATTTCAAAAACCGATGGGTCTAAAGATGGATATAAAACCTTATCTTTAATCGCCGCTTCTATATTGTATGTGTTTGGTGCATATTGACCTCCACACTTATTTACAATCTTTAATTTAGGAACGGAACTAACTCCATCAACATTTGCTATGATTAATTCCAATTCTGAAATGTTAATTGTATTATTAAATGTAAAACTATCTATATTGAAATATTCTTTTAATTCAGTTATACACTCTGATAATACTTCACTTTTATTGTAATTTTTTAGTGTTACTATTTCAAACTCAAGTCCTATGTTGATTATAAAACCATCATTAATGTTTATACCATCTGTTAGAATTTTATATTCGTTTAAATATGTTTTTAAGTTTTCTTTTATTGCTCTATTAAGAGTTGATAATTTTTTATTTGAATCGTATCCCAATAGATAAAGATTAATAGCAAATGGATTATTTTTTTCATTATCATTAGAAGTTTTACCAACTAAGAATTTTCTAATTTCATCTTGGATAAGTTGTTTATCAACTTCTCCTGCTCCTTCTTCTCTATTTACAAACCCATCAACTAACTCAGTAAACTCTCTAAGAACTTGTGGTGAAGCTAAAATAGAAGAAGGTGAGTTATTATCCAATGTACCATCTGCGGTAGCGTATGCTTTTGCAATAGCCCCAAATTTGGTTGGCATTGATAAAGCTCTTATTTGATAATCCTTTGATGTTACTGCTCTATTCTGAGAACCAAAGTTTGCCAATGCATTTTGTCTAATCTCTTCAATAGTATCACCACCCTTACCACCAGTTGCAGGTACTTCATTATCAATTGCTATTGAATTCTTTGCTGCATTATATAGTGCTAATTGAGTTGGTGTAAACAATTCAATATCTTCTTCATATTCAACACCATTAATTTGTGTAATAGTTCCCTTTTTAACATTTGATTCCACACCACCACCAGCTAAATACTTTACAGTAATAGTTGTATTAGATGGAGATGTTCCATATGTTTTTGTTTTCAAAAAGTTAGTTGGGTCAAATGATTCTTCTAATTTAGAAATTGAATTAGGTAATCCTAATCCTACATTTTTAAATGAAGGGATAATTGTTTCTTCACTAACTGTTGGGTCTCCACTACCAAATTGAATAGTTGTTGTACTATTTGGATTTATTTGTTTTACAAATCTACGAGATGTTTTAAGTGTATTTAAAATATATGGAGTTGTTGATTTAAATTGAAATAAATCAGGATCATTATTTTCAGTATTTGGGTAATCAGTAAATACCAATTCTTGTGCTAAATAAGGAACCTCATAAAATTTATTTGAATCCGAATCTCTTACATCATATATATCTATAATATCAGTATCTCCCAATTCAATACTTTGAAATTCTTCAAAAGCACCAAATGAAACTTCTTTAGTTTTTAATTCTGCAGATATTGCTTGTACTTGCTTTTTTACTAAGTAAAATGAAGCTTCTCCACTTACACCATCTCTTTGATATATTGTAATTTCTCGTTCTCTTTCATCAGAAAAATCCAAAACATCCTGTGTAATAAATTGTACTCCATTTGTTGATTCACACCTCATACCTTCTTTTATTCTTAAAAAGTAAGTTGAATCAAATGTGTTATCACCACCACTACCTATTGATGGTACTAATTGATAAACTGAAAGAGTTGTTACTGATGGAGATGATACTTTTGGTTTATATCCTAAGTATTGTGAAAGTGCTATTACATTTTCAATATCATCTGCATGAACCATTAAAGATTCTTTTAATGTATCATCTACATAATATGAAAGTGAATCACCCACATAAGATGCCATTTCAATAAACATCATACCCGGAGATGATTCATTAAAATCAGAATATGTTTTCGGGAAGTACGTTTTAGCGAATTCAATTAGATTACCTCTAAACGCACTAAAATCTTTGTTAAGATATTTTATATCCTTACCTTTGTTCTTAAAGTTCTTTGATGTTTTTGTTATTGCCATATCGTATTATCCCTGTACTGTGAATGTTAGAGTTTCTAAATTAATATCATCCCCTATTCTAAATTTAATTGAAACGTTTATTTTGTTGTTATCTCTCAATTCATCAGTTGATTCAATATCAATCTCTTCAGCCGTAACATAAGGTAACCATTGTTCTAAACTTTCGTTTATAGTATCTTCAATTCTACCCTCTAAATCATCTACATTTTGTTCAAACAATAATGATTGTAAACCACTACCAAATTCGGGTTGTAAAATACGTTCCCCCCTTTTAGTAAGTAGAAGATTTTTAATATTTGATTTAACTTGGTCTTTGGTTTGGAAAGATTGCTCGAAAGTACTTTCACCAAATTGTAATGGTAAAGTGATACCAATTGCATAACTTGCAAATGATTTGGTATCTTTAACGATTTTTCTTCCTAACTCAACTGCCATAATTTATATTACATTCCCGGTCTCCAGTTACCATTACTTTTTTTATCCATAGCTTTTATTAACTGAGAATTATCTCTATTCAAAACTCTATCCAATCCAGCTAATCCAGTTGTAACTCCTAACCCTTGTTTTTTAACTCCTCCTTGCATATCACCATATCCCATTTTTTGTGCTATACTTTGTGCACCCAATGTATGAGTTGAGTTTGAATCAAAATTCATTGTTCTTTCAGAAACTTCAGTTGGTGCACCAGCATAAGATGGTTGATGATTATCTAATACACTTTTATTTGTATTTTCACTTAAACTAAGTGGTTGTGTTTGTTGTAGTACCTTATTCAACACAGGGTTTTTACTTAAAACTTTTTCTGTTTGTATAGGTTTTTCAGAAACTACCTCATCCATAAATGTAGGTTGTTTTGGTGTAATAGCCTTTTTAAGTTGTTTATTTTCTTTTAACAACTTTGCCATTTCTTTCTTTACACCTTCCTTAACTAGTGTAGGAAGAATCACTTTGATTTCCTCCTTAACTATTATTTGTATTGCTTTTACTAATTTGTCAGTATCCATTGTTGTAATGTTTTCCTTTCTATATAAATATTTGTTTTATTCTTTTTTGATTTTTATTCACACTTTGTTCCACCCATTTCCAATTGTGATATGAAATCAGGCAGAATATTTTCCATTTCTTCATCAATTACACCATCTGGTATAGTTTCTTCTATAACATCCTTTAATATCGGAGTACCTAATATATCTACATCGTTATCAACATATTGTGGAGTTGGTGTTAATGTGGTAACACTATCATCAACCACTTGTTCTAATACCGGCGGTTCACTACCATCCGAAGATGGAAAGTTAATATTGGGTATTGGTATATTTGGTGGTATTAAATACGCAGTCCAAGGTATAACAGCAGGTGATGGTATTGGAGATGGTGCCGATGGATATAACGATGTCGTTTGTATAATACCACCTACACTAAATAAATGTACTGTTGCTGCTAAGATAAACATATTAACCATTATAACTTGTTTTTTAGCGGGCTTTAATGGTGGATACATTGGCCAAGTACCTGGATTACTTGCTATATTTGAATTAACTACTATATTTTGTATTGTACCG